CGCCTGACTCTTCTGGCAACGGACACCTCATGGTTGCTGGTGTTGGTTACACAGGCTTTGTTTCATTGGATAATACAGCTATGTGGGTCGGTCAGAATTCTGCCTCCCGTAAACTCTATTTGGCGACTGACGAGACAGTTCGTGTTACCGTTGATGGTTCTGGAAATGTTGGTATAAATGATACGGCACCATCTTATAGGCTGGATGTAAATGGTGATATCAATGCCACAGGGGATGTTAGAGTCGCAGGTAGATCCGTCGGTATGGTCCTGATCAAGACACAGGCGGTTAGCGGTACAACAACTGTAACAGGTGCATTTTCGTCTGAGTTTGCTAACTATAGAATTGTAATCTCGGGTGTCAGAGATACTGTTAACGGAAGCGTTCCCCGTTTACAGCTCGGTTCTTCTAGTTCGGGTTACTATAATGGAATGTTTTTACAACCTTATAGTGGTGGTACGGCAAGTCTGCAGGTTAATAATGGTAATAATTGGTATATTATGGTTGGGAATACAGGTAGTAATAATATGTCGGTTTGCATAGATCTGTATCAGCCCAATTTAGCGACTAGAACGACATTTTCTGCTACTGGAACTTACAATGGAGGTGCATTTTTTGCTGGCGGTATGAATACCGCAACCACACAATTTACTTCGTTCGTTCTCGCTTCTGATTCCGGAACTCTCAGCGGAGGTACAGTCAGAGTTTACGGATATACCGATGATTAATGCTTATCTAATTGGTGAACTTTTCCATTTATAACCACGGTGCTGTGAGTGTTTGGCTGTGACGGCGCACAGAGTCAGGCGACAACGCCATGCTGAATCCGCAAAATTGCTGTTGTGTCTAATTTATAGATAAACGGTTTATGCTACAATTGTAGTAGATGTTTAGGAGGAATAAAATGAATAGACCTTATACCGGCTATGATAAGACCGCTTCTGGTAAGCGTGCTGGTTTTGAAATGCTTGTTGATCTTTTGGAAGCCCATTTTGGTTTGTGGAATAACGGAACGTGGGGTGTAAGAAATATGCGTGGAAAGTCTAACCCTTCGGTTCATTCAACCGGCCGTGCTGGCGATCTTTCTTGGCGTGGTGCCCCATATAAGGGTACCGGTAAGTATAACGATGCCGTTCGCATGATGGATTTCCTTGTTGAGCATGCCGACGATCTTGGTGTTGAGGCTGTGTTTGATTATTTCCCGAAGCCTTGGGGTCGTGGTTGGAAGTGTGATCGTGGTGAATGGCAGGTATATTCGAACAGGGTTTTTTCTGGTGCTCCGGGCGGTGATTGGGTCCATATTGAAGTTTCCAACGAGTTTGCAGATAATCCTGATCATTACATTGCTTTCTTTAAGAAGATTTTTGGTGAAGCAAAAGTTTCAGTTCCTATTGTAAAACCTGATGGCCCCAAGACCCCTGTTGCTCCTGCCGGCAAGACCCCGTGGTTGCAGATCGGTTCCCGTGGTGATCAGGTCAAGAAGGTCCAACAGGTTGTCGGTGCTCAGCCGGTTGATGGTATTTTCGGTCCTAAGACTGAGGCTGCTGTGAAGAGATGGCAGGCGGAGAATGATCTTTATGTTGATGGTATTGTTGGACCAAAGACATGGGGTCAGATGAATTCGGCACCGGTTGCTCCAGCACAGGCTCCAGCACAGGCTCCAGCACAGGCTCCTGCTCCGGCACCAGCACCGGCTCCACAAGCCCCTCAGCCAGCCCCTGCTGCCCCTCAGAGCCATCCTTATCCCGGTGAGGCGGTGAAGTTCCGTTCCGCAAATAGAGAAGCCGTAAAGCTCATACAGGCGAAGGTCGGAACAAAGGTTGATGGTGATTTTGGTCCCGTCACCCGCCAGAAGGTTCGTGACTGGCAGCGTCAGAACAATCTCCATGTTGATGGGATCGTTGGTCCCAAAACTTGGGCGGCAATGTTTGGCTGATGTTGATGAAATACTTCTACGAAGCGAAACTTTATCGCGTCGTAGATGGTGATACCATCGATCTCCTTGTTGATCTTGGTTTTAATATTCATCATAGAATCCGTGTTCGTTTGCATGGTGTAAACACTCCTGAAACTTGCGCTGCTGATAAACTTGAGAAATCCAAAGCAATTGCGGCTAAAGATTATGTGTACGATTGGCTTGTAGGTCAAGACAAAATTTTTGTTAAGACCGTTAAAGATCCTGAAGCCAAATACGGAACAATTCTTGGCTATGTCTATAGCGACGAAAATCTCACCGCCTGTTTAAATGATGACATCATTGATTCAGGTCACGGTGTTCCATATTATGGGAGTAAAAAGTATTCGTAAATAGATACTCCTCTGCGCCTTAGTCTGTACTATTAGATCTATTTTAGGTATAATGTTATTAAGATTTAAGGAGTATTATGAGAACGAAAGCTTGTGGTTGCGGTTGTGAATGCAATGAACATTGCAATTGCGGGTGCGAAGATTGCACTTGCTGAAGGATTTTAAATGGACGAAGTAAAGGTTGATACAAGCAAAACATTAACGCTGACCCTGCCATCTGATGCGGATTCAAATACTGTTACTGTTAATTTAGTTCATGAGTTTGGCGATACTGTCAAAGCTAATGTTGCTGCTACAAGAACTTCTACCGGGGTGTATACGGTTACGTTTGCGCAGGAGGCTTCGGGTATTTATGTTTTAAATTCTGCCGGCAAACATAGAGCAGATTTTACATATTCTATTTCTGGTACATCATATACTCAATCCCAATATATAAATGTTTATACTCCCTACATAACTTGGGCGGAGTTTTTGGTAAACCACCCAGAATTATCATCTTTTGAATCTCAATTCGATTACTTTGAAAAAAGGTCTAGAAATATTATTAATACTTACTGTGGTCAATCATTTGATTTTTATCCTGAGAAGTCAATAACCATAGATGGCACTAACCATAGCAATCTCCACTTGCCTATCCCGGTTACAACACTTCGTAAAGTAACAATGAACACCGGGGACTCAGATGAGCAAGTATTGCATGATTCAACAGATAGCAGCCTTAGCAATATAGAGAAGGTCAGACAACCTTTTAATTTTGAAACATCTTACTACTTAAGATATAAGTCTGATATTGTTCAAACGAATGCCAGCCGGATTGCAGGTAAAACATTTAAGTCAATGTCTGATTATAAAGTTGAAGGGGATTTTGGGTGGAGATTTGTACCTCTCAATATCAAGCAAGCCTCGGATCTTCTTATTACAGATCTTATGAATGATGATTCGGAATATCGCCGTCATGGAATCACCTCTGTTGATATGGATACTATTAGATTTACAATGAATTCTAATTTCTATGAATCAACTGGGAATATAGAAGCAGATGTTCTTCTTACCGACTATACGCTGTTTGTGATGGATTATGTTACCTGATGGCTTACAGAACCTTTCTAAGATACCATCAATATTTAGATGTCTATAGCAGATCTGTGACGACCAACAGTGCCGGTCAAAAGATTGGTTCTTGGTCTTTGTCTGAATCAGATGTCCCGTGTGCGTTCCAGCCGGTTTCTTCTGAGAGAAGAGTAGCCCCGTATGTTGATAATGTTGAAGAGTATGAATTGCTCATACCGCATACATATGCAAGTTATTTTCAGTATGGATACAGGGTGCAAGATATTAAAGATAGATACAACACAACGCTTGTTGCTGGTCCTTTTGAGGTCGTTGATATTGCAAGAAGAACAGGTTGGAATGGAAAGTTGAGTCATATCCTTGTTAGGATTAGACTTGTTGTTGAGGTGGGTTCCTGATGGCTAAAAGAAGTTTTGATATGTCTGTCAGCAAACAGTCGCTGCAGAATCTTTATAAATTAGAAAGAGCTATTGAGCATTATCCGAACAGAGTTAGGCATGCCATTCAAGTTGCATTGGAAACGACAGAAAAAGAGGCTCATAGAAAGTTAGGTCAAAACTATGGTAATAATCAACTTGGTAAGGATAATGTTATTAATATAGAAACCAAGTCGTCATTTGATAAGGCGGAGTTGGTTGTTAAAATTTTGAGAGCGCAACCAGACAGGGTTAAGCAGTCTCCAGAAACAAAAGGTAGATTTGATGCAAACATAAAGATGTATGGTAGAAAAAGATATGTAGGTAGAAAGTATAGTGGTGAAGATCCGTATAGGCTGAAAGAGTGGGAGAAAGGACCAGACTATGCTTTCACAATTAGAGTTCCGGCTAAATCTCCGAACCAATCATTTAGAACTTTTATTCTTTACGGTATAAGTAAAATGCTTCGTAAGAACCTTAATACCGCATTAAGGCAGCAGGGTATCGGTGTCAGGGGTGGTATTAGTCGTATCACTGGGGGTGATGTTCCAAGATGACAATTTCGACATTAGCCGTATATGATATCAATTCTTTCTTATCTAATGATTCATCAATGCAAACAATTGCTGGTAAAACCATGCCATTTTTCCCAATTGTTGGTGACGGAACCGAGACGGCACCTTTTGTTGTTTACTTTATTAGTCAAAACACTCCATCAGTAGAAGCGTGGTGGAATAGGTATGATTCAGTAAATTATATTATTTACGATACCAATATTGATCGTCTTTTTAAGATCGGTGAAAGAATGATCGAACTTCTTTCTAAAGGAGACTATATTTCAAGTTCTTCCGGTAAAGAAGGAACTGATACAAGATTATTCTCCACATCGTTCGATGGTAGCTCAGTCACAGAAGCTATTGAGCGTGATGGATGGTTTGCTATGAATTTAGAATTTACAATCTACTACGTCGCTAAATGATGTGGTATTATAAAGATATATGAAGTATACTACTATTACATACGTAGGAAAGTCTGGCGGAGGGTTCTTCGCAAGGGTCGGAAAAACTGTTTATGAGTTTGAATGGCAGAAGGGCGTAGGCATCGGTAAGAAGCCCGGCGAAGTCAGACCAGAGCACGTACAGAGAATCGCTAAATGGCGCGATAAAAAGGGCAAAAGGATATTTGTCCTTGAATAGGAGGATTTAAAATGCCAGGTGCAGGATCAGTAAATACCGCAAATATTGTTGTGGGTGAAGCTGAAGTTAAGGTCGGTTCGTCTAACACTAGCATGACCAACAGTGACTTCGACAGCCTCACTTCAGTAGGCGCTACTCAAGAGGGCGTTGAAATTTCTTGGGAGCCGGATATGGTTGACATTGAAGTCGATCAGTACGGTGACGCCGCTAAGGTTATCCAGTCAAGAGTGAAGGTCATGTTGAAGACCACCCTCGCTGAGGCTACCCTCAACAACCTTGCCGTTGCTTGGTCATACGACAATGTTGATGATGGTGCTGACGTTCTTGTCAACAATGATGGCGCAAACACGAAGACTTTCATGTTCGGTGTTCAGAATGTGTATCCATACGAGAAGGCTGTCCAGATCGTTGGTAACGCTCCGGGTTCAGGTGCAGCTACCACCCGTACCCGTAAGTTCAACACCAAGCGTGCAATTTCGTTTGAGTCGTCAAGCATTGCTATGAAGCGTGCAGAGGCTACCACCTTTGCTGTTTCATTCCGTATTCTTCCAGTATCAGCAGATACCGGTTACGAGTATGGCAAGATCATTGACGAAACCGCTTGATAAAAATTTAAGATAGTTCACAGGGGTAAGCCCTCCGGTATGCTATAATGCATATTCGGAGGGTTTCCTCTTTTACTAGACATTAAGGAGAATAATGGCACAGAATAAGGATATTCATCAGGGCGTAGAGATCCTGTTTGCTGACGGGGTTAAGAGAACAATCCGTCCTCTAACTATTCGTCAGTTACGTAAGTTCATGAAGGTCGCTTCTCAACTCAAGACCGAAGATGGAGAAATGAGTGATGAGGATATTGATCGCATGATTGAGGCGGCTGGTATTGCTCTCGCCAAGGTTGACCCAGATCTTGCTTCTGACCCCGAGGCTCTTGAAGACGTTTTGGATCTTAAGTGCTTCGGTGAGTTGATGAGCGCTGCTATGGGTTCTGACCCTTCTCAGTGACGGAGGGGGGTGAAGGCGACTCTTTATCTTGGGATGACATCCCCCTCCTTAAATACGAATCCGAATTATTAATACGCTGCGGTGCTTGGAAGTCGATTTGGGATCTTGAAGAATCCTTAACGATGGAAGAGCTATTTTTGCTGTACAAAGCCTCTAACTACGAGTTTAATTTGCAAGTTAAAGGTATGGCTGCAAGTCAGGGTGCCGAAGTAGATTGGGATGAGGATTGGTATGACGATACGCCTCCACCTCCGCCGGAAGTTGTTGAAAAACAAGACTTGCGTTTTATCCCTATTGGATTGGGTTATGAAGCGTAATCATTGCTTTATTTTCAATAAAATGGGATAATTATCATGGTGAACTATGGCTAGGGAAGAACTCAAACTTGACGTATCTGTAGCGGGTATAGAGCAAATTGAGAAACTTTCTGTTTCTCTTCGCAACCTTATAACATCAAGTGTGGGCATGACCCGCAGAACTCAGAATATGGACGCCGCACAGCGTGCTCTGAGTCAGGCTGTAGGTGTAACCAATAAGGGTCTTAACGAACATGCTAAGACGATTGGTCAGGTTAGAACCAATCAAAGAGCTCTTGGCAATGAACTCAATAATCTTAGAAATGCTATAAAGCAAACTGATGCTAGGATTAAAAGTCTCAACACCTCTTTTGCAGAGAAAGAAGCATTACGTCAGTTTAATAACCAGTTAAAAACAACTGAGCGTAATCTTGAGCGGATCAGACCACGGGCTTTAATTAGCGACCTTAGATCACTTTCTGTTCAGTTTAAGAAAGCCGGTAAAGATGCTCAGTTCGTAGGTCGAAGCCTTATTATTGGTTTGACAACACCAATAATGATGTTTGCTAATAGAGGCCTTGATGCTTTTAAGGCTTTTGATGCTGAACTTGTTCGTCTTAAGAAGATTCTTGGCGAAGCATTCCTTGGCAATGAACAAAAAGGCTTTATCGCTCTTCTTGATCAAGAAAGAGAAGGCTTAGAAAAACTAGGATACTCTCTAGAATCTGTAACATCTAGAATGGATGCCTTTAATCAGGTTACGTTCCAGATGAGCCAGAAATTTGGTGTTTCAAGAGATCTTGTAACCGCTGTTACAGCCGATTTTGCGGAACTTGGTATTGCATCGACTGATGTTCTTCTTGGCTTGGCAGATGTAACAAACCAATTATCTGTGCTGGGTAGCATGGATATTTCTCAGTCTCAAGAACTTTTGCAGACCATGTTCTTGGGAACCATTAGATCAATGGATCTGATGGGTAGGGAATTCTCTAGCGCACTTGAGAAACAAGAGGTTGCATTAGAGGCAGCAACAAATCAGCTGTATCTGTTCAACGCTATTGAAAACAATACGGCTTTGTCATTCAGAGACATGGCTGAGTCAATTCCAGAAGCTTCTTCTGCTGCAACCATTTTTGGTTTGACCATGACCCAGACTGCAGCAATGCTTGCGCCTATGAAGGCTGCTGGTATTGACGTTAAGACTGCTGCTAATGGCTTAAAGGTTGCTTTGCAGAGGCTTGCTACTCCAACAGGAGTCTTGCAAGATACTATGGCTGGTTTAACTGCACGGGTCGGTGAATCTGGTGAAGAGTTAAGGGCGTATTTCGATGAAATTAGCGGTGTAGGCATTCACTCCATCCAATCTCTTGTTGATGCTACTAATCTATTAAGACAAGAAACTGATGACGAGGCGGTCATTAAGTTCTATGCTCAATTGTTTGAAAAGCGTCAAGCAACAAGAATGCTTACCTCGATAGACAGCCTTATTCAATTCCAGAAGGAATTAAACAGCACTGCCATTCAGCCAACCGGCGAAACTTTGGCTAATATTCTTGAAGGTATTGCTGCTAAAGCCGGATTCGCCTCTCAAGGTTTAATGACGACTGTCAGAACCATTGAAGATTTCACTAATATCACGAAAGTAGCGAATGCTCAGGTTGGAGAATCTGTTGGTGGTGTTTCTGAAGCAGTAACTCAAGGTCAAATTGACTCTGCTAAGAAAGCTCGTCAAATGTTCAGGGATTATGTCTCTGATGTTGAGAAGAATTCGGAAGAAGGAATTCAGGTCGTTGATCAACTTTCTTCTCAGGCCGGCAAGGCTCTACTTGTGGAACTTCTTGGTGCAGCAAATGCCCAGCAGTTGGCTCAAGAAGAGTTAGACATCGCTCTCGCTTCCACATCGAAGCAGATTGATCGCATGCGTATTGCTTTCAAAAATATCGCTACGGATATTATTTCTTCAGCAGAGCCAGCGATCAGAGCGGTTTCTACTGCAGTCGTTAATGCTGCTGAAGCAATATCAAAACTACCTGCTGGCGTTAAACAATTAATGATTGTATTCGCTGGAGCAGTTGCTGCTATCGGTCCTCTCGTATTTATTTTTGGTCAAGTAAAACTTGCGGCCGGTGTTATGGGCGGTGTCTTGTTCAAGATGTTGCCTGGTGTGAATGCTTTAAGTGCTGAAACTTTGGCGGCGACACCCGGGCTTCTAAAGATGAAGAATGCAGTAACTCTGCAAGGTGATGCATTTACAACTTCTGCAAGCAGAATGCAAAGATTTATTGCAACTGTTTCAAGTGGTCGCGGTCCTATTGCAAGAATGGCTAGAGCCTATGGTGAGGCTACAGGTATTCTTTCTAAGCAATTTACTGCACCACAAGATGTTCTTGCAAGAGTAGGTATGACAAGTGCAGCAGGTGAGGCTGCTCTTAATACTCTTGATGCAAGGATGAATGAGATTGCCGCAAAGACAACTGGCATTCTAGCATCAGGAGGTGAAACTGCTGGAAACAATATTTTAGATGGAGCTCTTAAAGCAGCAGTCAGTCTAAAAGGTGATTCTGAGATTATACATAATAAAATTGTTTCTGCTGCGGCAGAAGCAAAAGCAATTTTACAATCAACTAAGATTAACCCAAGAGACTTAATACAAGGACCAATGGGGCCATTCCCGTCATCACCATTGCAACCAACACAGTCTTTAAGAGCAATTCCCAGTGTTGCTGCCGCTGGCGTTTTGGAATTGGCTGATGGTCCTTATCCATCTATGCCAATAAAGCAGATGGACGCTTTCACTCGATCTTTAGATGCTGTCAGTGTTCAAACAAGAGGCTTGGCTAGTTCAATAACTGATCAGGTTATAACTAGAGAAGGAGTAATGGCCGAAATACAAAATAGAATGGCTAGGTCTGGCTTCTCACCAGCTGATCTTTCTGGGGTATCTATTAAAACAAGTCAATTCGGTGCATTCGAAGGTGCAGCAAAAGCCAGTGGTGAGTTTATATCTGATGCTCAATTAAAAATGGCTAAGCAAGCAGCGGATATTCAAGGAGAGGTGCTTGCTCAGGCATATGGTGCTTTTGACCCCCTTGGTCAAGACACAAAATTTATAAGATCTTTTAATGAAGTACAGTCAAAAATCGATGCTGCTGCAAGAATAACTGGCCCTCAAGACATAATTGGTAGAGAAGGTTTGATAGCTCCGACTGGTGGATTAGTCACTGCCGCTGGCGGAGCATTGCCGGGCTTGAAGAAAGGTATTGAAATACCTCAATTAGAAATTGTTAAAAAAGATCTTATTATACCAACTAAAACAATAAGTACAGCAGAGGCTTTAGAAGGTGTAAAGAGAGATGTTACTTATAGGCCAAAGATGGCGCCTCAAGTTATGCCTGAAGTTAAAAAGGGTAGATTTGATTGGCTAAAGAATTTCTTTAAAAACCTCAGTCAGTCGTTTAAAAATTTCTTAAAATTGTTCCCGGGTAAATTACTAGAGGGCTTTAGAAAGCTTGGTTCTATTGTAAAAAGTTTTGGAAGCACGTTTGTTTTTATTGGTGCCTATCTTTCAAAGTTTGTTGTAGGTGGTCTTGGAGCAGTCATTAAAAAACTAATGCCTATCTCAAGGCTTATTAATATAATTAAAGTTGGATTTATAGGATTTACTTTTGCTGGATTAATAGCAGGTGTAGCATTATTGTTGCCATTTATTAAAGCAATTATTGACAATTTCTCTTTATTTAGAGAAAAGATTCAGCCCGGCGTAGACCGTCTAACTGCAACATTTAAGATTCTAAAAGAAATAGGTTCAGCACTTCTTAGTCCATTTAAAGATCTTTTCGCAGCCCTATCTGGAGGCTCTGAGGCTTCAGATAAAGTTGAAAAAGTAGCCAATATCTTTAATAAACTTTCGGGATTTGTATTTAGAGCATCTCTTAAGATTCAAGAATTTGTAGAAGAATATGTTGTTCCATTTATGAAAAAAGCATTTGGAGCCTTTATGACAATTGTCAATGGCTTTAAAAACATTGTAAAAGGCGCTATTGCAATGAAAAATGGGGTTGCTGGCGCTGGTAACCAAATGAAAGAAGGACTGAAAGCCGTTGGTATGGGCATCCTGCAATTCTTCTTGGGAACTTTGGCACCTGCTTTGATAAATGTCTTTGCTGCCATTGTAAAGGGAGCATTTAAAATTCTTTTGAAACTTGTTGAGAATTTACCGACAATTATTGCATACATGGTTCAAATTTTCTTAGAGCTGCTGCCTCATGCTTTGAAAGTATTTAGATTTATTGTCGTTAAAGGTCTAACACTTCTTGCCCACCTTCCAGAAGGGATTGGTTTCATTCTTGATAAAGCAATAAATCTGTTTACAGATTTTGTAAGAATGACAATTGATGCTTTGGGTCCAATTGCTCAGTTCTTTGCAAAAGTTTTTGGCGTAAATACTGTTTTATCTACATTTGATGCAGTTGGAGGGGCTTTATCTGCTATTGGTAGTGGAGCAACAAGTGCTGCTATGGCCGGTGTGAATGCTCTTGATGGAGCACTTGAATCCCTTGTTGAAACAGTTTCAGACATTGATACTGGCGGCATTGTTGATTTTGGTAAGGAATTAAGCGCAAAACTTGGTGATGCAATGGCCGGTGCTCCGGGTGCATTTGATAGTTTTGTCGATGCAGCCCGTGACGCAGCGACGAATGCCCTTGCTGGTTTTGTTCCTGAGCCGGTCGCTGATCGCCTTGCTAGCGAGATGAAAGATACCGTTGAAGAGGAACTTGGCGATGAAGAACTGTATGAGCCAACTATTGATGCTGCCGGAGATGCCGGCGAGAGCGCCGGTGAGAATTTCGCAAACAAGTTTAATGATGCATTAAAGGATATTAGACAGAAATTTGTGGATCTTGTTGGTGATTATTTGTCTAACGAAATCTCTGACGCTTCAGATAAATTGATAGATGCTCTAGAGAATCAGAGAGACGCCGCTCTCAAGGTCTTTGATGATCAAATTTCTGTGATCGACAAATTGTCTCAAGCAGAAGAAGCCTTGATGCGGGAAAGAGAATACATCGCCAATAGACGCAAACTTCTGGATGAGAGGGAACTTAATAGACAGAACTATGTAAGAAATAGGGCTTTGGCTATTTATGAGGGCCGTATTGATGATGCTCGTATGCTTGATCTGGAAGAGCAGAAGAGCAGTAAAGAAAGTGCGGAATCAATTAGTGATCTTGAAAACAAGAGGAATCAAGATCTCAGAAAAGAAAATCTTGAATTCCTCAAGAATCAGATTAAGGAAGCGAAACAAGAAGCCGATGAATTCTTTAAGGCTCAAATTGAAGCATTCAAAGAAGCCTCTAAGGAGATAACAAAGTTTGCTCCTCAAACAATAGAAGACTATGAACAGCAGTTGAATCAACTGACTTCTTTGGCAACCGAATTCGCTCAGAAGAATGGTGAGCAGTTTGCTACAACTTTTGAAAACATGCAGCAAAAGATTGAGCAAGATATGCCAAATAAGGCTGTTACACCTTTTGCTTTCCAACTTGATGCTCTTGTTGCTGTTGCTGCAGAAAAGTATGGTTTGCTTGATGAAAATGTTGGTGTTCTTGGTGCAACTCTATCGATGCTTCAGGGTATTGAAGATAGAGTTGTTGCTAACACCGGAATTAATTCTGCATTTGAAAGCCTAACTGGCGGTCTTGAAACTTCTGCTAATGACACTTCTTCTCTCATCCAGACCGCTATGGCTGGAACACTGACTGGTTGGGAAACCTTAATCAGTGAAAATACTTTGATTTCAAGTAACTTTGATGAACTTTTAAGAGTTTTAGAAGAAGATATTATTAGCATTGGTCTTGATGATATCAACGATATTATTGAGGAAAAAGATCCTGCCCAGACACTGCTTGATGCAATTACTAATGCTCAAGAAGAAATCCTTCGTGAGTGGAGAGGTACCGTTGGTCACATAACTTCGGCTGTTGATCCTTTGGCCAACATGATGGACCCAATGATTGCCAATATTCTGGAAGCACAGATGGCTATTGATGAACTTGGAAATGCTGCTACAAATGCTGGTGCGGCTGTCAGTAATGCTGTTGGGGCAGTGACCCCGGGGGGAACGCCTCCCGGCACAACAACTCCCGGTGGAGGAGGGGCTGGGGTAGGCCAAGCGGCTCGTAGACCGCCAGCGACATTGGCTCTTGACGAAATCGACGCTGTACGAAATTGGGTAAGAGTCAACATGGCCGGGTTTAGCCAAGGTGTAAAGAATAAGATTATTGACGCGATTGTTTCTATTGAATCAAACTTCCAGACGAATAGGGATTCTAATCTAAGAAGAGTCATTTATTCTGAAGTCCTAGCGGGTATCCCTGAGCAACTTGTAAAGGGTCAGCTTGGAGTTTATATGAGTAGGATGTATCCATCTATTACCCCATCGACTGCAGGTGGTGGTTCTGTCGGTGGACCTCTAAGGCTCGCAAATGGCGGATATGTGAGAAAGTTTGGTGTTGGTGGATACAACGTTCCCGGTTTCGGTAATCAAAGCATTCCGGCCCTACTGCACGGTGGTGAGTTTGTCATGAACTCTAAGGCGGTTTCAAGGATTGGGATGGCGACCCTTCAGGCAATGAACGATATGCGCTTTAAGTCCCCTGGCAGAATGGGTCAGAATCAAAGCGTTACTACAATAAATAAGACTGAGAACATCAACATCTATGTTGATACGTTTATCGGTGAAGATAAATGGTTTAATGAAATGATGGATCAGTACAATGTTAAGATGAGACCCATTAATGATAAGAAGCGAGGCGCAGAGGTAAGAATCTTTGATTCGTACTCAAACAGGGCAGGTAGATAATGCCGGCAATACAGAATCAACAAACCGCTCTGGCTGTATTTGTATCTATTAATGGTACAGAAATAACTAATCATGGTAGAACTGCTTCTATTACTGAGAATATAAATGTTTCTGATATTGAAACATCGGCTGGTCGTGTCAAAAGATTCTATAGACCAAACAAAAAAAGCCTTTCTCTTTCTTTTACATATCTTCCTAATACAGAAGAAAAAACTGCTGACGGTCGTGTAGGTCGAGACTTTCTTGAAAACCTTGCCAATAATTCACCAAGAGCTTTAATTAGTTACAAGGATGTGCCAACCGGCTCAAACAAAGTCTTTTATGGTTTTATCTCTAATTACACAGAAGAAATTGTAAGAAGGGATCTACCGACACAGTGTACATATTATAATGTAAACTTAACTATTGAGGAAGAATAATGGGAGCATGGAGTGAACCTACATATTCATTAACACTTGATGTTACTGGTATTAGATTCTATGGATCTGATGCCAGAATTATTCTGGCCGAAGCGGCTCTATCCATAGAGTCAAATGTCCAAATTCTCAGTTCTGAAATACTTAAGCCTCAGATTACAATATCTGGTGAAGTTGATGTCTCCGTAACCACGTTTAAAACGGCTAAGGCTGCAGCATCCATTGATGGCGGTTCCGTTGCGGTAACTGTCGGTACAGAAATTGTTAAAGCACTTATCGCGCCCAGTGCTTCTGTTTCACTTTCTGTCTCTGGCACAAAGATTGCTTTCGCTTCTTCAACCAACTCTGTTGAATCCGATACAACAGCTACTGCAATAGAAATTCTCCTCGGTACAACCTCTGTAAGTGGAGAATCTAATTTAACTGCGACAGCACTTGAAATTGCTTTTGCATCTTCAAGTATTGATGTTGAATCTAATTCAACAACAACCGCTCTTGAAATACTCTTTGCAAGTTCTACCTCCAGTATTGAGTCTCAAGTAACAACATCTGCTCTTGAAATTCTTTTTGCATCTACAAGCATTGAGTCAAACTCTGATTTACAGGCAACTTCATACAAGTTCGCTTTTAGCCAATCTGAGGTATCTGGTGAACTAGTAGCATCAATTACTGCATATGAAATACTGTTTGCTTCGATTGATATTCAAAGCGAAGCTAATGTGCAGACAAGAGCAATAGAGATTCTGTTTGCAAACACACAGGTTTCTGGTCTTGTCATAAATGTTACTGTCGGTAAGGAAATTCTATTTATTAATCCACAACCGACTGGTGCTGCAACTGTTCTAAATGTTAGTGCTATAAGATTTAGTAACAACATAGTAGAAGATACACAGAACATTAGACCTCTGCTTATTATTGACAATAAGCCAATTACTGAACACAATCGAGGAACCACTGTTACTGTCAATCAATCATTTATTGAAAGCCAAAACTGGCGGGCTAAAAGAAGTCGATACTACAAAACGGGTTCGCCCAGAAAGTCTTTTTCTATCAACTGGTCAAACCTTCCAAGTGCAAGAACTCAAACCGCTGATACAAAATTTGGTAGAGATGCTATAAGGGAAATTGCTGCCGATCCTGATATTCATGTATTGAAGTTTTTAGATATTGATTCTGATGGCACGACTCCATACACAGAGACAGAGTATAATGTAATAGTAAAGAATTACTCAGAGAACCTTATCCGTAGAGATGTTGACACAGATTTATACTTGTGGGATTGTTCGCTAGAGTTGGAGGAAGTGTAGTTGATAACAAAAGACATTTACGGCAAAACTCTTAGCAATACTTTTAATTCAAAGATCGTTGCTCCAGCCCAATTCTTAAAGCCAAAGGTGCTTATTGACTGGCTCGATAGTAGACATTTAAGCAATGTATCTGTTACCACTAACGACTCTCATGCCTCTTCTGCAGAGGGTTCTATCGGGTATTTTTTTGCACCAAAGCAAACTGTGAATGGTATTGAACGTCAATCTTACACTTGGGGCGTTGCCGGCGCAAAAGATATTAATGGTAAAACCATTCGAGCTGATGGCAATTGGTATGCGATGCCTTCGAATAATGATGAGAATTATGAATACGGGTGGTGGTCAGGATCTATCTCCCAGAACACTCCACATCCAACTTATGGAGATTATCAATTTACGACACCACCTAGTGTAACTATTCAATTCGATGCAAGAAAATGCAATTTAATCAGAGTTGTTACATCTGAATTCTATGGACAAATAGGAACTTATGAAATAAGAGTTTTAAGCTCCGACCCTGGTATGCCTAATCCTCTATACGCTGAGGTTTCATCTATAGCTGACGGTTCCTACTTCAGGGATCATTTTTTACCAGATACTCTAGGTCACGATACGATATATAGTGTTCAAGTTATTGTATATACAACAAAGAATCCTCAAGATTATGCCAGATTGCAAGAAGTTAACATCTTGTATCAAGAGGACATCTCTGATTATGTTGTTGATATGTCAACAAATAAGACTAGAGATTTGCATGAGACAAGTCTTCCAATAGCCGGAAGTAGTTCTGGTTCTGTAAATATAACTTTAGATAATACTGAAAAGAAATTTAATATTCTAGGAAGCAGTTCGGAATATGGTCAGTACATGAAAAAAGATCTTAAGTTATATGTTTCGACTGGGTGGCAGATTAGTAAGAGTAACGATCAATATATTACTGGCCATTTAAGAAACTCCATTTCATCAAGTGACACGACTATTTCATTAACGAACACTGATGGTTTTCCAAGCGGTGGTTCGGGTGATGAGTTTGTTATTACAGTAGATCCTAATTCTAGGTACAAAGAACATATTCTTGTTTCTTCAAAAGCAAACACTTATGATTTAAATGTTTTGCAAAGAGGTTATGCTAACACTATTGCAAGATCTCATAACACCAATGTTGAAGTTCAGTTTGATACTTTTGAATATCCTGAATATCTTGAGGCTTACGTTGATGAATGGCAATCAACGAGTTCTGCAATGACAGTCACCTTGTCTGCAATGGACTGGACAAAGTTTATGTCAGAAAGGATTGTCTCAAAGGGATTCTTTTTGGAAAAGGCTACGGTTTCTGATGCGACAGAGAACTTGCTTATGCTTTCTAATTTTCCAAAAGCAAATATCGATAGTTTAAATCTATTTAAAACCACTGCTGTCAAAAATGGCGGGGTTGTTCATTTTGACTTTAATGAAAGCACAAGGGATCGTGCTGGTAATGAGATAACGGTTTCCAATGGATTAAGGGCAAGATTTTTTGCCATGCCTCTTAATGCTTTAGATAAAGTTAAAGATATTACGGCAGATGCTCTTGATAGGCAGTTGACAGAGTTAGAAAAGGCTTTAGGCCAATCATCATTCGTTTCTCCTAGCTTTGTTGCTAATACGTTGGATATCAATCTAGACAACACTTATGCCTTAGATTTATATGATTTTACATTTACTGATACTGCTAGTGATAGTATTGGAACTTATTATAATGGTGTGATTGATGGTTTTTATATTCCAATCGAATCAGGTCTTATTAGGTTGTCGTTTGGGATAACGCATGGTGGTATTCGTGTGTACGTTGATGACAATCTTGTCCTTAATGAGTGGAGAAATCATGTAACAAACCCCAATACGCCAATAACTTTACAGACTGATTACATGGACATGACTGCTGGTCGTCCATACAAATTAAGAATCGAGATATTCTACACCACAAGCTTTGTTGTAGGAGAAAACTTAACATTGTATATGGAATATCAAAAACAGGGCGGTTCTCTTTCTGATGTTCTAAGTGAAGACTGTAAAACAATTTGTGTTCTTGACAAGATTGGATCAAGAGATGCTTCGTATGAAGAATTAACTTCTGGGTCACCTACACCAGATAGGAATAGGCAGAGTAATAGTGCGCTATATCTTGGCGGTGGAGATATTGGTCTTGAAGGAGGACTTGTATCTTCAACTGAAAACAACTCTATCCTGCTGGGTTCAGGCAAATATATACGACTTCCTTACGATTTATCTTGGGATCTTCAAAGCTCATCTTCAAATAATTATACGGGAGAATGGGCGTTTGAATTATTTATTAAACCGGTTTCAGCATTTAGCGGTGACGGGGAGTATTTAAGCACTTGGTCTAATTCTTCTCCATCTTCTGGTTTCGAGTTCTTTAACACATCGTCTGGTAATGGTTTTAAGATTGTAACCTCATCTGGAGTAGAAACTGTTTCTTCGAATACCGCCTTATCAACATCTAGCTGGTCCCATGTTGTAGCGACATTTGACGGTCAAGATCTTTCTTACTTTGTCAATGGTGAACTAAAACAAACAAGAACTCTTTCTGGCTCAGTATCGTCTTGGAGTAATCTAGACTTAACATTTGGTGGTAGAGGTTCAGGTTTTGTTGCTTTAACTGGAGAATCAGTTCCTTCTACTATCAGAGATATTTATTTTGATCAGTTCATAATTTATAATAGAAATCTTTCTTCAAAAAATGTTGCTGATAGATACACGGAGACACAAATGCAGCCTTTGACAGTGTATCCGTTCTTGTATGGCAACGAGATGTCGGTTAGAGAAATTATTGATCAAATTACTTTAGCGGATTTAGGAAGATTTTATATTGATGAGACTAATAAAGCTCGATACGAACATTACTTTAGATTCTACGAGCCAACTATAGATCAGCACGCTAATGTGCAAACATCTATCAATGACTCTAATGCAATTATTGATGCAGACTACAACGTCCAGTTACAGGCAAATCGTGTTGTTATTAAGATTGCTGGTCTTTCCTCTAATTTAGTTGGAGTTCAGCCTTTGTGGAGAGCAGATGATCCGACAACACTTGCGGTTGTGAATCTTGAGTCTTCTATTAGTAATTCAGATGTCAGCATGTATGTTTCAACAACTCAAGATCCGCCATTCTTTGACGCTGGCTATGTTGTTATTGACAGTGAAATTATAAAATATTCAAAGAAGACGCCGAATCAACTTCTTAATCTTGAGAGAGGAATGTTTGGCACCACACCGGCATCACACTCTTCAGGAGCAACGGTTCGAGAGGCTAGATATTGGGATATCACATATGATAAGGCACCTGCCTTCCAAGTTAAGAACCCTTTCATTACCGGGATATCTTTCGAAGAACCGGACCAAATAGATATTTTGAAGTGGAACCCAGGAAACTATGGTGCTGAATTGATCATTGCTGCAAGCGCAAATGTTGATAAAGGAACATTTGTTTTTGCTGAGGGAACGAATCCATTAACTGAAAAAGTTGCTTTTACTTCTATTGCAGGCATTCCTGTTGTTTTAAATGAGCAGTCAAGTCAAATAAAAGAGCAAGTAGCAAACTTAGAAGATAATATTAGACTTTATGGACTAAAAGAGGTTGTAATTGAGAATCCATTTATTACAAACTTTAATCATGGCCAAAAACTTGCTGATTTCATAATCAGCAAATTAAGCGATCCTGTTCCGATCTTGACGGTTTCTACGATTCCAACTCCAAAAGTTCAGGTTGGGGACAAGATAAGGATATCCAACATGGATGCTTTTGATATAATTAACGGGGATTACTGGGTTGTAGCAAGAGACTTTTCATACTCATCTTCACCCACCCAGTCTCTTACCTTAAGGAAGGTTAATTAATGCCAAGAAGATCTAGTTCAAGCGTTTCTGTGACATCTGGAACCTCTGAAAGCAATATTGTATTCTTTGCTGCTGGTGGTCATAATCATGATGGATCGAATTCCTCTTTGATTGATGCTTCTAAGTATTCTATTTTTGATTTTGATCAAGGGTTCCTTAGAACAAACACAGAGAGATCGGCTAGGCAAGATAGAAACAGAATCCTCTTTGAAGACACTGTACGAGAAATATTCAGAACTGCCGGTGTTGAGCTTGGTGACAATGTTATTAGTGCTCAAAATATTATTGCCGGAACAATTACGGCTAATGAGTTAGCAGCAAACACAATTGTTGCAAATAACATTGCTGCTAACACAATTACTTCAAATGAGCTGGCTTTAAATACTATTACAGCGGCTAATTTAAGCAATACTATTACTTTGACTTCGCAACTTGTCCAGAGCGGCAACTATATTGCTGGCACTTCAGGTTGGGCTATATATTCCAACGGGTACTCAGAGTTTGGTAACGGTAATTTCAGAGGGAATATTACTGCTTCTGGTGGTACTTTTACAGGAAAAATGACTGCCGGTTTAACTGAAATTGGTAATAATATTCGTGATGCTGCTAATTATGCTGGTATTGCCTTAAGAAATGACTCTTGGGAGAATGCTTGGGTTAAAAGAAGTGATAATTCTGTTTACTTTAGGGCTGGTTCTGCAACGAAATATATTCAAGTTGATACAACTGGTACAACAACAATTCAGTTTCCAAACTTTTCTGTAGATAACAGCGGAAATATGATTGCTAGTAATGTTGATATTAGCGGAAAAATTACGGCTAGCAGTGGAGCAATCGGCGGTTGGACTATTGGCTCAACAACTATATCTGGCGGCTCAACAACACTAAGAAGTAATGGGCAATTAATTGTTGGTAATACAACAATTTATGCTAATGGTAGAATACTTAATAGTAACTTTAACGTTTCTGCTTCTGGTGCTCTTACTGCAACAAGCGCAACAATTACCGGCACGATTAACGCTACAGGTGGTAGTTTTTCTGGAGATATATCTGCCAATGGAACAATTACTGGTGGAGAATTTGCCAGTGGAACCTTCTCTCTTTCGAAAGGAAGTAGCACAAGGATAAGATTTGGTACAAGCTCGGGTTCTGGTATAGACCTTGATGGCGGCACTTATGGGAATATTTATATAGGCATAGCAATAGTAAATCAAGAAGGTAATCGTTATAATGTACCACATAGCACAGTTTATCCCAATGCTTCTCATAGATTCGTTGGAAGAATGAATGTTACAAATAATTTTAATTACTCAGAAAGTTGGGATAGGCAACATATAGTTGCTCAAAGCACAGGTAATGCCGGTATAGCAATTAGAGCCGGAAATGATGCTGGTACGGTGCAAATAAGAGTTGGTGTTGGCAACACAACAGCCTATTTTAGGAATCATAACGACGGTGGGTGGGCTAATATTGAAGCAGGTTCTGTTATTAAAACCGGTGGTACGTTTAAAATTGATCACCCACTTGAAAGTAAAAAAAATGATTACTGGCTGTATCACTCATTCATCGAGGGGCCGTATGCAGATTTAATATATAGAGGTAAAATTTCATTAATAAATGGATATGCTGAAGTCAATATTGACAAACATTCGGGAATGACAGATGGTACATTTGAAAAACTTGTAACAAATGTTTCTTGTTTAACATCAAATGAAACTGGATGGTCTAATGTTAAAGGTTTAGTACATAGTAATATTTTAAAAATATACTGTGAAGATGCCAGCTCATCTGATACTATTTCTTGGATTGTTATTGGAGAAAGATGCGATGAGTCAATGATAAATGCCCATTGGACTGATGAGAATGGTCGAGTTATACAAGAGCAGTTAAAAAATCAGATTGGTATTAGTTCTGAGGGCGGGGATAATGAATCTTCCTCTGAACCATAAATAGTGTATACTATTAGGTAGTATGGCATACGAAAATTATAACTTTGTATCTTGGACAACTGGGACACCTATAACCGGCGAGCGGTTGGGTCAAATGTCAACCAATATTGAACAGGTTAAGGATGCAACAGATGATAAACCGCAGGGTATTTTAAGATTTAAACAGTCTTCTGTAACATCAACTACATATTCAGATTTCACAGAACATGAACTTATTGCTCTGGAGGATGAAGGTGGGGCGGATAACCGTGTTAGTGTAAATGGAAACAGATATTATAAACTTGTTGTAAACTTTCCAGGTTTTAGGATTAAAGGTAGAGGTACAGAGAATTCGACGTACAGAGTAAACGTCTATCAGGGTGATTTTGGTGGAGCAAACACTCTTGTTACACGATGGGCCTTCACACCACACTTGTTTGCATTTTACAATACTGCTGCTGAAGCAAATACAACAACCGTATCTGTAAAATCAACCGGTCAAGACACAATTATCGGTAGCGGTACTCACTCATACGTTTTATCCTCTAACTCTTCAGGACTTGTTAATGAAAGTTTCTTTGTAACTGTAGATAGAACATCTACTGCTAATACTACTAACGCTCCAAGTTATGATATTCCTGCATCTATAAGTTCAATTCAGTTTTACGTAGAGGATGCCGGCGGGGTCTGATGGCTAAGAAGTCTGGTTTGGCTTCTCAAAGGAAAGACGTTGAATGGAAAACTGGTAACCCCAGCGGCAAAGACAGTTTGAACTATCAAGGTGGTAAATATATTGACGATAAAGGTTACGTCAAAATATTAAGACCAGATCATCCCAAAAATATTCGTGGTTACATTTATGAACACCGTGCTGTCATGGAAGCCTATCTTGATAGAATGCTTGAGCCTTGGGAGACAGTGCATCACATAAATGAAATCAAGATAGATAACAGAGTAGAGAACCTTTTTCTCTGCACTGTTCCAGAGCATAGCGCAATTCACCGAGAAGGCAAGCGGCCATCTGAAGCTCATAGGAATAAGATGCGAGAGGTAGCAAAGAACAACAAGCCTCATTTAAAGAAGAAAAATAGGAGCTTTAGGGCACCGAGAGAAAAATCTTCTTCCTGACCCACACCCCCCAGAATTCTGGTACCATGTGTATACTTGCTTTACGTAGTACACAGGAGAAACCATGAAGATCTGTGGAGCGGACGGGTGTAACATTGAGTTCGAGCCTAACTCGTCTAACCAAAAATACGCACATCCAACATGTAGAAAGTCTATTGATACCTTAGGCGTCTGCAGTTTTAGAAAAGAGAATGGACTTGTTGAAATGCCAGTAGATATTTTATCCGGAGATTATCCGGAGTCAGATACTGAGTTAAGAATTGCTTATGCTAAACTCCTTCAGGAGTATGAAAAGGTTAAGACAAAGAAAGATGATCTTGTAGATGCTGTCTATAGGGCAACCATTGACAGTGCGATTCATCACAAGGCTCCTAAGACCCCTGCTCCAGAAAAGGACAAGCGTAAAGGTAAGACTGAGGAGGTTGCGGTTGCTGTAATTGCAGACTGGCAGTTAGCCAAAGTAACTCCTGACTATAATTCTGAGGTCTGTGAGCGCAGAATTGAGCAGTATGCTCAGAAGGTTATTGATTTAACAAATATTCAGAGAGCAGACCACCCTGTTAGAAAACTTCATGTATGGGCTTTAGGTGATATTGTTGAAGGTGAACTTATTTTCCCGGGCCAGTCTTTCTTGGTCGATGGCGGTCTTTACCGTCAGGTCACTGTCGATGGTCCAAGAATTCTAAAGAACTTCCTTGTGAAGATGCTTGAAAACTTTGATGAAGTTCACTTTACCGGAGTCATTGGTAATCACGGATCTATTGGCGGTAGGGCCAGACGGGATCATGACCCTGAGACGAATGCTGACAGGATGCTGTATCGTGTAGTACAATGGATGTTTGAGAGGGAAAAACGCATTACTTTTGATATTCCAGATGGCCGGGGCGAAAAGCATTGGTTTGCTGTCCCACAAATCGGGAATTACAAGAGCTTGCTCTGTCATGGTGATCAATTCAATGGTTTATCTTCTTTCTACTCATTCCAGAAAAAGGTGTATGGTTGGAAAGTCGGTGCTCTTGGAGAAGACTTTGATGATGTTTACATTGGTCACTGGCACACTCCTACTAAGATGACTTTTAATACTATTCAAGTAAGAGTGTCGGGCAGTCCTGAATCTACAAACACATATGCGATGGAAAGTCTAGCCGCTATCGGTAGACCTTCTCAGCCTTTGATGTTTGTTCACCCAGATAAGGGTATAGTCACAGCAGAATACAATTGCTGGCTTGACTAATGGAGGAAATCTAAATGATTAAATTGTCAGAAGCAAACAAAAGAATGATTGCATCGTACGCACGTAGCGTGCTTGGTGCTGCCGTAGCGACTTATGCTGCTACTAATGATTGGAAGATGGCTTTAAATGCCTTGTGGGCAGCAATTATTCCGGTTGCTATGAGATATCTCAACCCGGGCGATACCGCCTATGGTAAGAACTCTCAGGTGTGATCAACTAATTTCTTGGGTACGAAGCCCCTCTGCACAGAAAGCGTGATAAAATATTCATATGGAAATTAAGAATAAGATTCCATTGAAGTGCGCTAAGTGTGGAGGGGCTAAGTACATTGACGAACCGTATCTGATCTATGATACTTGGTTTGTAGATGTTGTTTGTATTATCTGTTCGCACTCTAAAGATATAGAGGTTGATAGGCTTAATCAACTTCTGGCTAAGTTGGAAGGATCGATGAAGAATGCTGAGTGACAAGATTATTACAAACAAAATTTATTTATATGGAGGCATTCTTCATAAAGTTAAGAAGATTCAAAAGACCAAAAACAAAGTGCTTCTTCAAAGCATGATGGATATGTCTGATGTTGTACTCCCATTGTCGGGTTCGGAAATTCTGCTTTCCAGAGTTTATACAATTGGTGAAGTTGCTAAGATTGTTGAGCGCAGACCTGATACCATCAGGAAATATGAGAGAAGCGGATTGATCCCTAAGCCATCTGTCGCTGGCGTTTCTTATCCATCCTACAAGAATTGGAGATTTTATAAGTTTGATGATGTTCATGAGATATTATCTTTCTTCTCTAAAAGGACTCCGGGTAGACCAATGAAGCAGGCTTCTCCCGAAGTCGTTGTTGAGAATAACATAAAGTTTTTAAATCAAAAAGTTAAACTAGTAAATAGGAGTGTTTTAAATGCAAGAGCAGGAAGTTGAAATCTGGGCGTCGATTGGTATTACTAAGAATCTTGGTAATTACGAATCTCTAAGGCTAGATGCTGGCGCTAGAGTTAAGGCCTCGTCAGAGAGTGACGAGAAGGCTTGGGAGAATCTGTGGAAGGCTGTTGATGAACAGATCGAAGCCAAGCTTCGGGAGTTAGACAGCGGGAATGAGGGCTGATTGGACAAGCGTTGCTCTTTGCAAAAAGGATTCTAAATCTTACTCTTGGCTATCATCAAACATTGATGACATAAATTACGCTAAAGACGTTTGTAGAAGATGCTCTGTTCGTCCAGAATGTTTGTATTCAGCAGTCTACGAAAAAGATCAGTTTATTGGAGTGAATGCCGGAATGTCAGAAATAGAATATCTGATAAGAACTTGGCAGGAGGTTGATCAAGAAGATGAAAGTAACTGGACAAAGCCTGATAGACTTATTCAAGTCTTATTCAGAGAAATCGCATAAACTTTTTATTCCAGATTCGCCTCGTCAGGAGCAAGTTGCTGATAGTCTTGCTCAGCATTACGACGGAGAACTGCTTGAAAAAGCGGTAAGGTGGTATATTGATAACAGGCCGGGTCCGTTTCTAGTTTTTGACTTTGCTGTTGAGTCTAGGGATCTTGTTGAGAAAGTAAAATACGAGAACGAGGCTAAGGCTCGTTTTCAAGATATCGTAGCCGAAACACGTAAGAGAATGGAAAACTCTTGAACTACGAAACACGACTGTTAAATGCAATTATTGACACTAATGAGTATGTAGAGGCGGTAAATAGCGGGGTAGAGAATGTATTTATTGAGTATCGTGATGTATGGAACTTTATTGTTTCCCACTACGATGATCATGGTAAGGTGCCATCAAAGGACACAGTAAAGTCTCACTTCAGCGATTTTGATTTCCTGAGCACATCTGAGCCTCTTGGTTATTATGTCGATGAGGCAAAGCGCGAGTCTTTGTCGTTTCAGACACGACAGATTGTTGCTAAAGCTCATAGCCTGATTGGCGATGCTGGCCCCAAAGATGCTCTTGCTTATTTGATGGAGCAAACCTCTAAACTCTACAAGTTTTCAAGCAGTCTTAAAGATACTGATCTTGTCAGTGAATGGCGTGATCGCTATCTTGACCTTAAAGAGAGGTCTGAGAATCCTGATAAGCAGTATGTAGGTATCCCTAGCGGTATTGATGTAATTGACAAGACATTTGGTGGCTGGCAAGAGGGTGACTTTGTTGTCTTACTTGGCTGGACCGGTGTTGGTAAGTCATTTATTGCCAGACTCTTTGCTGTTAATGCTTGGAAGGCCGGATATAGGCCTATGATCATCTCTCTTGAGATGAATAAGAAGCAAGAGGGTCAACGTCTTGATACCTTGTTAAATAATGGTGAAGGGTACTTCACCAATACAGATTTGATCAAGGCTAATCCTGACATTGTCGGTACTTACGAATCTTGGGCTGAAGACACATTTGAAGGTAAGCATCCAATCTATCTGGTAACATCAGAGGGTTTGGAGACTGCGGATCAGAATATGGTTCAGGCTAAGATAGACCAGTATCAGCCGGACCTTGTTATTCTTGACTATCATGGTCTATTTGATGATGCATCTGGTGCTCGTAATGAAACAGAGAAAGCAAAGAACCTTTCAAAGGCTTTTAAAAGAATCGCTGTTAAGAACAACGTTCCAATCATTGACGTTGCAGCGGTGACTATGGCGGACGGTCATGGGGACAGACCACCGGAACTAGAAGAGGTTGCTTGGTCAAAACAGTTGGCCTATGACGCCGATCTTGTTCTTGCTATCCATAGAGAGTTCAATTCAGATCTCTTTCAGGTAGTATCAAGAAAGGTTCGTCGTGCAACACATTTTGGTTTCTATTTGCGGTGGGATTTGGAAACAGGAAGGTGGGCAGAGGAATGGGACGTAGGGTGATGAAAGACTCGTTCTATACCGAAGTTGGTGAGGCCGTTGATATTGAAACTATCATTAGGCTTCGACCTTGGATTGAAGATGAGGTTCGTCGGGTTAGAGGTGATTTCACATCAACTTCGTTGGTAACTGATTACAACAAAGAGAGAGAAATCTTTGAGTTCAAGCTTCATTTCCACAAGTAGTATTGAAAAGGCTGTTTACGAATTACTGAACAGCCAAAACATTGACATACATACGCAATCAAGCACAGAAGTTGCAATATACTGTCCGTTTCACAGAAACGAGAATAGTCCTGCTTGCTATATCAATGTGAAAACCGGTCTATGGCAGTGTTTCAATCCTTCTTGCGGAAAGAAAGGTAATTTTAGACAACTCTATAAACACATGACCGGTAAAACTTACGGTCGCGAGTGGATTCTTGATCCTGTTAATTTACAACGTGAACTAAATAATGCTTTGGTTGTAAACCGGGGGGTTGATGATTTATCATTAGACAACGTAGCAATTGACTATGAGTCTGATGATGTAAAGCTTCTCTCAACAATTGTGGAGAGAGGTTATTCATTAGAGGTTCTTAAGCAATTTGAGATAGGATTCTCTAGGGTCAAAGAAAGAGTTGTTATACCGGTTAGAGATCCACAATATAAACTTGTGGGTCTGATAGGAAGAGCAATATCCGATTCTCAGGAGCCTAGATATCTTTACAATAAAGGCTTCAAGAGAGCGGACGTGTTGTTTAACATTCAAACGGCAAAGCATCATGATAGCGTAATTGTTTGTGAAGGCAGTTTGGATGCCATAAAGATCTCCCAGTCTGGTTACAAGAATGTTGTAGCAACTCTGGGGGCTAAGATATCTCTTAATCAAGTAAAGATGATTAAAAGATATTTTGACTCTATCTCTGTATTTTCCGATGCGGATGACGCAGGGAGAGAGATGCGGCGTGCTATAATTGACGAATGTTGTGGCAAAGAGATTTACACCGTTGAGATACCTGACGGTCTTAAAGATCCCGGCGACATGACAGAGCAGCAAATTATACAAGCCCTTGAAAACAGGAAACTTTACACAGGAGAATAATAAAATGACATTTTCATCACTTAAAACATTAAAAGACATTGAGAAGAATATCCCATCTAAGGGAACCGGTTCTGGAGGTACGAAGAAGTTCTTCAATCTCCAGTCTGGAGATACATACAAGATTCGTTTCCGTCAGGAACTTACTGAGGATTCAAAGCTTTACACCGAAGAGGCTGGTACTGGAATTATCGTACCTGTTGTTACTTCACCGATTAACTGGAAGTGGCGCTGTGCGTCAACTGCTTCTAGTGCAGAGCACGGCTATCGTTGCTGGGCAACAGAGCAGATTTCTCAGGATGGTCGTTGGAAGCCTAAGCCTCACCTTTTGATCAACATTGCGGTTGAAATTGATGGCGCTTGGGAGCCTCGTATCCTTGACACTACTTTTAATCAGCGCCATATCGGTCTTATGTTGATGGAGTACGCTAAGGAGTTCGGTACCATTGTAAACCAGAACTTTAAGTACAGCCGTACAGGTTCTGGTGCTCAGGATACCAATTACAGTCTTATCCCTCTTGGTCCTAGCGATCCAGACCCGTCAATTGCCGGTCTTACGATGCACCAGTTGGATAACGTCTATATGGTACTTGGTTACGATAAGCAGAAGCAGTATCTCACTACTGGTGAGCTTACTAACGACGGCTGGTAATTCGACAGTGCGATTGTGATGCTAAGTGGGCGGTGTGTTCTGCATTGTTCACTTTACCCTCTTGGGACGCCCACTAGCATTCAATCTTGGTATAATGTGTCAAAAATGTAACTTAACACACGTTTTTCGTGGGTTAATGCAACAGAAGTGCTACATAAAGGAAGACCGCAGTGGCTGAAGTAAAAGTAACCCACGGCACAGTCCAATGGGACGAACGGCGAGGCACCTCCGACATCGTGTGGATAGATATCGGTGGCGAACCCCGATGTCGAGTAGAAGTCTCAGTATCTCCGACAGGTAAAAGCATCCAAGTTCACGTAGACGGAAAGCGAGTACACCATGGCTGACAACTTATGGCGACGAGTCCACTTATGGCGACGAGTTCAACCACCGCAACACCCACCGAGATACATGACCGATGGACACGGCAACGGGTGGGAACGCTGCCAGCGCGACGACTGCGATTTGCACATCACACGACCCGGCAAAGCCGACTGCCACCACGACCAATGCCCAGAAAAGGAGGCCCGCCGTGGCTGACGACATCGTGACCCGACTACGACACATGGGATGGCTCGCGCCCGAAGGCGAACCGTGGGCCGACCAGGTGCGCGAAGCCGCCGACGAGATACAACTATTGCGTTCCGCTTTGGCTCTTGCTTGCGGGCTTCTCAGCACCTATGAAGACCACGCCATGTTCCAACCCGACCAGTTGATGCAGCAGTTCATCAAGGAGGCGAGCCGTGGCTGAAGCCATTGCTGTAGTGGCTGGGATCATTACTGGCTGGTTCATCTACTTCGGAGGTCGCCGTGGCTGACGACATGGCGACCCCTGACGACTGGAGTGAGCCAGAGATGGCACCGCTTCACGTTCTTGCTGGCCGACACGACCACAAGGGACACAGCGAGGAAATGTGCGTGCGCTGCGGATGGGTAATGGGCCACCGCCCGCTGAACTGCATGAACGACGACACGCCCCATGTGTTCCCATCACAACAAGCCGAGATCGAACGACTGCGCGAAAACAACGAATACCTCCACGACGTAATCGCGTCTCTACGCGGCGAAGTGCGTGAACTGGAAGCCGCTCTACCAGACCCGCCCCCGCAGCACACCCCTGTCCGCTCCACGCCACTCACCGTCCAACCCCCCAAGGAGAACCATCATGGCTGACGACATCGTGACCCGACTACAAGAAATGTTGGACGGACCAGTCCCATTCGCTGTCGGCAGAGAAGACATCCGAGAAGCCCTCAACGAAATCGAACGACTTCGTAAAGAAGTTCACGAAGAACGAGCATCATCAAAGACGTTCCAGACACTTCTTCTCGACGCAACCGACGAACTCGAACGGGTCACCAAGGAACGCAACGGCTGGCAAGCGGAAGCAGCAGGAATCAGCGAAGACCTATCTAACGCCGAAGACGAAATCGAACTACTAAAAGAAGAAATTAACGATTTGCGCTTGCAAGTTGTCACATTGTCAATTCCTAAGGAGGCTAGTGATGACTGATGACATTATTCAAAGACTTAGAGCTTTTGATAATGGGTATGTTGGGACACATTATGATGATTGTTGGCATTATCATCCGATTTGTGCGATTTTGCGGGCTGCTGATGAAATTGAGCAACTGCGCAAGGAATTACGGCGAGTAGCATTGGATCATCTTGCTACCCTTTCAGAGCTGGAAGCAGTAAGCATGATTGCGCGTGACTTTGTTGATGTAGATGACGAGGATTATGATGGCTAAGACTATTTGTTTGGATCTTGATGGTGTTGTCACCGATTTGGTCGCTGGCATTAATAGGGAGCTAGATGTTCGTGGTATGTCTGATTTCGATTATGCTCATTGGGTTGTGGGTGTTTTTGAGGATGATTTGACTGAGGAGATTTTTGGTTCTCCGGTGTTTTGGAAGAATTTGAGGCCGTTTGTTGATTCGTGGTATGCGGTGAATGATTGGTGGGCTAATGGTCATGATGTGTTTTTTGTGACTGCTCGTTATTCTGATGCGGCTAGGCGTTGGGCTAGGCCGTGGTTGGATATGTGGAATTTTCAGTATTCGGATGTGTTTTTTGCGGATATGGGTTCGAAGGCTGAGGTTGTTGTGAGGTTGGGTGCGGATGTGATGGTTGAGGATAATCCGTATGAGGTTCGTTTGTTGCGTGAGGCTGGGGTGGAGTGTTCTTTGATGCGGGCTTGGTATAATTCGCAGTTCTGGGAGGATTTTCCGACTGTTGGTTCGTTGTTGGAGGTTGTTGTTGATGCGTAATTTTGGTTTGTTGTTGTTTGGCGGTTATGCTTGTTTTTCTGTGTTTTATTTGGATTGGAGGATTGGTTTAGCTTGGTTGTTTTTGGGTGTGGCGATTCCTAGCGTTAAGGGGTGAGTTTTGAAGTTTGGTTCTTTGTTTGCTGGTGCTGGTGGTTTTGATCTTGGTTTTGAGGGAGCTGGTTTTGAGTGTTGTTGGCAGGTTGAGTGGGATAAGTTTTGTCAGGATGTGTTAAGTTTTCGTTGGCCTGATGTTCCGAAGTTTGGTGATATTCGTGAGGTGTCGGGTTATGAGCTTGAGCCTGTGGATGTTATTACTTATGGGTTTCCGTGTCAGGATTTGAGTCTTGCTGGTGATCGTGCTGGTTTGGATGGTTCTCGTTCTGGTTTGTTTTTTGAGGCTATGCGTGTTATTAAGGAGATGAGGGATGCAACAGGTGGAAGGTTCCCGAGGGTCGCAGTCGCAGAGAATGTTCTCGGATTGTTGTCTGCCGACTCAGGTTATGCAATGGGAAGGTGCCTCGATGAGATGGCAGAGGCGGGGGCGGTGGGAGTCGAGTGGTGTACATTGGATGCGCAACGATTCGGTGTTGCCCAGAAACGTAAGCGTGTCTTCGTCGCATCTATTTTCGATTCTGGAGTGTCGGGAAGATGTTCCGATGGGCTTTTTCTTTTCGAAGAGGACGGTGGAGGGTGTGTTGCGGAGAGCGAAGAATCGGGATGCGAGGTTGCCGGAGAGGTTGTTGGCGGCGTTGGAAAGCATTTTGAGGTCTTAGGTTTTGATTCTAAGTTTTCGGGTCATTATGGTGCGGATAGTTTTGCTGATGGTGTGTCGGCGACGTTGAAGACGAATCAGGCTCCTGCTGTTGCTGTGTTGCATAAGGATGGTGTGCCGTTTAATGAGTCGTCGTTCGGCGGGTTTTCTGAGGGGTTTGGGTGTCTTGCTTCTTCTGATTTTAAGCGTCCGTACCGGCATGTGGTGGGGTATGATGATATGATTAGGCGGTTGACTCCTAGGGAGTGTGAGCGTTTGATGGGCTGGCCGGATGATCATACGAAGTTTGGTGTTTCTGGTCGTGAAATGTCTAAGACGCAGAGATATAAGATGTGTGGTAATGGTGTTGTTGCTCCTGTTGCTCGTTGGGTTGCTGAACAGATTGTGAGGGTTTTGTGATGACTAATTTTGTGCATTTGCATTGTCATTCAGAGTATTCGTTGTTAGACGGGATGTCTACGCCTCTTGATATTGCGAGTGTTGCGTCTACGAATGGTCAGTTTGCTGCTGCGATTACTGATCATGGGACGATGGGCGGTGTGTTGAAGTTTCAACATGCGTGCGACAAGTTTGGTGTCCGTCCGCTGTTTGGTATTGAGGCATATTTTGTGCCGTCTGTTGGGTCGGATTCTGATTCGAAGTATGAGCGGTTCCATTTGATTCTTTTAGCGAAGAACAATGAGGGTCTGCAGAAGTTGTTTAGGGCGAATCAGGTTGCTTGGAAGAACAATTTCTATTACAAGCCTCGTATTGATTTCGAGTTGCTTGAGGATCTTGTTGATGGCGATATTATTGCGTTGTCTGGTTGTATGGGTGGTGCGATTTCTAAGGCGATTGAGCGTGATGATTTTGCTGAGGCGGAGCGTTTGTCTGGCAGGTTTATTGATATTTTTGGTGACGATTTTTATTATGAGGTTCAGGCGTGGAATCCTAAGAAGTTGAATGATTCTTTGATTGATTTGGCGTCGTCGTTTAATAAGAAGGTTGTTGCGACTGCTGATTGTCATTTCCCTACTGAGCATGATAAGCATGATGAAGAGGTTTTGCTTATGGTGTCTCAGTATCCTTCGTTGAATACTGGTCAGGTGAGGTATGCTAGGGAGCATTTGCCGGGTGGTGGTAATGTTACTGAGAAGATTAATCGCATGTATCCTGATCGCTTTTTGCGGTTTGATGAGATTAATCCGTATATTGCGTCTGCTAGCCAAGTGCAGGGGTGGTTTGCCGATAAAGGTTATAATGACCGATCATTTTTAGAGAACACTATTGAGGTTGCTGAGAAGTGTTCTGCTCGTATTGAGAAGCGGTCTAGTTTGTTGCCGAAGTATATTAAGGCTTTGGATTCTGATGAGTATTTGAAGGAGCTGTGTTTTACTGCTCTTGAGGATAAGGGTTTGGCTAACGATGAGTATCGTGAGAGGTTGTTGTCTGAACTTGATGTGATTCAGAAGCTTGGTTTTTCAGACTATTTTTTGATGGTGTGGGATATCGTGAAGTGGTGTGATCGCAACAATGTTGGTCGTGGTACTGGCCGTGGTTCTGTCGGTGGTAGTCTGATTGCATATCTGCTGGACATATCTAAGGTTGATCCGATTCAGTACGGCTTGCTGTTTGCTCGTTTTATTAACCCTGATCGTAATGACTATCCTGACATTGATTTGGACTTTGAGGACAAGCAACGTGAGCGTGTAAAGGATTATCTGGTTGAGCGCTGGGGTGAAGACAATGTTGCTGCTATTGCGACTTATGGTGTCTTTAAGCCGAAGTCTGTGATTAAGGATGTGTCTAGGGTTTTTCAGGTTCCTTTCGATGAGACGAACAGTGTGACCCCTTTCTTCGAGACTTTGGAAGAGTTGCAGGCGACTGATAAAGGTAAGACTTTTATCAAGACGTATCCTGACGTATTGCCTATTGCAAAGAAGTTGGAAGGTAGAGTCCGTAATACTGGCATTCATGCTGCTGGTATGGTCGTGTCTTCTATTCCTTTGTCGATGGTGTGTCCTGTGGAGACTCGTAAGGGGACTTCTAGCGAGCGGGCTGTTGTTACATCGTTTGATATGGAGGACGCTGAGGCTGTCGGTTTGATCAAGGTTGATATTCTTGGTTTGAAGACGGTTTCTGTTATCAAGGATTGCATTGATAAGATCCGTGAGATTCATGGTGTCGATGTATCTGAGCAGTCTTTAGCTTTGGATGATCCTGAGGTTTTCCGTAATTTCAATGAGGGCAACACTGTCGGTGTATTTCAGGCCGATGCTGCTGCATACAGAAATCTTATTGATCGAATGGGTATCGATAACTTCAACGATTTGGTAGTGTCTAATGCTTTGGTTAGACCTGGTGCTCTTCTTTCTCAGGGGCAGACATATATTGATTGTAAGAAGGGTGTTGCTCAACCTAAGTATCCTCATGAGGTTGTGAAGGGTATTCTTGAGGAAACATATGGTACTGTTATTTTTCAGGAGCAATTGATGCAGATGGCTGTGCTGCTTGCCGGCTTTTCTTGGTCTGAGGCTGATAAGCTTCGTAAGATCATTGGTAAGAAGCGTGATGCTGCTGATTTTGAACAGTTCAAAGAGAAGTTTGTTAACAACGAATATTTGACACGTCGTGAGTCTGAGAAGATTTGGTCAGAGTTTGAACTTGCAGCCCTGTACATGTTTAACAAGTCTCACGCTGTTGCGTATTCGATGTTGTCGTATCAGACAATGTGGTTAAAGATTAATTATCCGAAAGAGTTTGTATGGTCAATGCTTTTCAATGAGTCTGAGAAGAGCAAGATCACTGCCTATCTAATGGAGGCTACTCGTCTTGGCATAAAGGTTTTACCACCAGATGTGAATTTGTCTGGCGAATATTTTACGATTGATAAAGAAGGTATTCGTTTTGGCCTGAAGAACATCATGGGTTGTGGTGATTCTGCTATTACTGAGATTTTTAATCATAGACCTTATTCTTCTTATGATGAGTTTATCAATAAGTGTAGCAAGAAGTCTGTTAAGGCACCGATTCGCGAGAATATCGAGAAGGTGGGCGGTTTTAAGAGTCTTGGCCATATTTCAGAATATGATCATGAGCGTTACTATTTACCGGTTCTTGGTTTTGCTATAGGTTTGACGGACTCTAATAATGAGATGGATGAGTTTGTGGAGCCTATAGAGGGGTTCCATGAGATTTATTCAGAGTTGAGGCTTGTTAAGGCTGTTGTTAGATCTACAAAGAAGACACCGAAGTATCTTCGTGTTGAGATAGAAGACCAAACGGCATCTGCTACGATCTTCTGTGATAGGAATGCAGAGATTGCAAACAGGGACTTTTTATATTGTCTGATCGGGGACAGGACTCTTCACATGTTCTGTGACGCATACGATTATGCTGGAACTGATCTTTATAATCTTACTATGATACGTAAGCAAGGTAAGAATCATGAATATTCTTGGCTTTATGATACTGGTCTTGGTGATTCAACTTCTGAACGGAGTCTATTGTACATTTTTAACACTAGAACGTTTGTGACAGGTAAGGGCAAAGAGATGGCTAACTTCTATGCTTGGGATGGTGAACGAATTATCAAGGTCGTTGTATTCCCTTCCCTTTACCCAAAGGTTCGTCATCTCTTGAAGGATACAGGATGGTACGCTTCAAAGCTTAGAAGTGTCAAGGACGCTCAAGACATAACAAGGCTTGACTCATTCACTTTAGAAAATGAGTCATCTCTTATTACGGTGGATAACTATATTTCTAGAAAGAATTTGGTAAAGCAATGAATTTAGAACAATATCAAGACATTTGGGTTAATGGCTCTGTTATTTCAAAGGGGCTGAGAGACTGTGAGTCTCGATGGCAAATGTTAAAGCCAGAACTGGATAAGTGGAATAGAGAATTCACTGTCCTAGACTTCGGTGCCAATCTTGGCTATTTTTCACTCAGGATGCTCAGCGAATACAACTGCCGTGTTGTCGCTGTAGAGAGCATTTACACGCCTTGGTTAAAAACAATCGTCAGTCAAAATAAACAGAGTAAACTTATATTGTTAGATAAAAAATTTACGCTTGATGATATTCGTCAACTTTCGGATGTGGAGCATTTTGATCTTGTGTTGGCATTGTCTGTGATGCATCATGTTGAGGGAGGAACCTATGTGGAGATTCTTGAAGCGATGCAGACTATTGGCGATGTTCTAATTGCAGAAGTTGCTGTAGAGAAGGAGGCTTGCGGCCAGTACATTGTTGATCAAACATTCGTGCCTTCTTATGCAAACATTCTTGGTACACCTGAATCTCATCTATCAAAAGATAGACGGACAATGTTTGCGACATACCACTCTAAGACTTTCTTAAAGAAGTCATATATTGGTACACCATTAAATGATACCGATATATATATTGATTCTACGTATGAAAACAAGGTGGGGGCAAAGAATGGTAACCGTAGAGAGTGGATTGCTGGTATCAATCTTAAGACATGGGTTGAGATGGGCGGTTGTCTGCCGGAGATAGATGATCTTATCAATTACTGCCATAAAGCCAGACCGTCCTTCATGAATGGTGATATGATTCATGGTGACATCGCATTGCACAACGTGATCCTTCAAGGGGATTCTGTCAAATTTATTGACAGCCTAGATGTAAGGCGTCACGTTGAAAATGACGATGAATGGTTTGATAAGTTAATTACACAACTAGAAAGTTTGAGAAAATAGTATGTTATTTGTTGATAAGAGAAAAGGCGATCATGTTCCTGAGCATGAGATTATTCCAACTCCTAGCATCGGTTTAAATCGTGCTTTAGGAGGCGGTTTATATACAGGTGCAACCCATCTGTTTTGGGGGACTCCGTCTGTTGGCAAGACAACTATGTGTTTTAGAATCCTTTCTGAAGCCCAAAAGATGGGATATCGACCTATTATTGTTGATTCAGAGTATTCGTACTCCGAAAGTTATGCGGCTAAGTGTGGTATTGATGTAGATGATGTTGTTTTAGTTCAGTCAACAGTTGTTGAGGATATTTTGCGTCATTTAATTGGTTACCTCAATCATCCTGATGAAAAGCATATCTTCCTGTTCGACAGTCTTTCAAACATTGTTAAGGAAGAGTTTTATGACAAGCCTGACGGTGGAAAAGCTATGGGTCTTCAAGCAAGATCTCAAGGCTACTTCCTACAGAAGCTTGTGAATCATCTTCACAAGGAAAAGAATATAATGCTTTTCATCGCCCATCAGACTGTCGATCTTAGTGGTATGTACGCTGTGATGAAAGCTAAGATGGGAAACACTGTTCATCACAATATGCATAACATTGTTAAGTTATTCTTGTCTATGTCTCAAAAAGAAATGGAAAGAGAAGACAGGACAAACAAGATCACAAGTCAACGTGCTACTTGGACTATTGAAAAAACCAAGCAACTCCCCACCATCGGCACTCAGGGGTACTATTATGTCCTTCCACAGGAGGGCAGGATCGACGTTGATAGGGAACTCATTGAAATGGCCATCGAGGCCGATGTGATTCAGCGCCGTGGTGCTTGGTATTCCTACGGAGAGAACAAGTGGAACGGTACTAGCAATATCGAATTGACCGACGAACAAAAGCAGGAAATTTACAACATACTAGTGGGGTGACAATGTACGCTGTCGATTTATTTTGCGGCATGGGCGGGGCTTCTCTTGGACTCAAACAGTCCGGATATAATGTTATTGGTTTAGATTACTGGAAGCATGCCGTTAACACTCATAATACCAATGGTATGCCAGCATTGATGCAAAAAATTTCAATGGATACTAATTGGCATAACATGCTTGGTAATTATGGTAATGCGGACTTACTGTGGGCAAGCCCTCCCTGTCAATCATTCTCTCAGGCAAACAGTAATGGCACTGGTCATGATGACTCTAGAAATGGCTTCCCTGCAACAATAAAGGCTGTTAAAGACTTGATGCCGAGAGTTGTGGTCTTTGAGAATGTTAAGGGATTAACTTCAAAGAAGAATCTTTCTATTTTCCTTTCGTATATCGATGAATTAAAACAGCTTAAGTACAATGTAGATTACAGAATTATTGATTCTTCCCATCATGGCGTGCCTCAGGCTAGAAAAAGATGTTTTGTTGTAGGAAGACTGGATAGTCAACCTAAATTTCCTGTTTCTGATGGTAAAATTATAACTATGGCTAAAGCTTTAGGAAGAAATGATCTACCTAAGTGGGCTAATGAGAAGCCATCTACAACTATTGTTGGGTCTTTTAAGCCTGAGATGGTTGCTCCCCCAACATGGAGAAAGGCAGGAGACGGTCCTCGTCAGCATCAGCCAGATGCTGTTGAAATTTCTTTAGAAGAGGCTCTAGTCCTTCAGTCATTTCCTAGGAATTACAAGGTTTGCGGTCCAAAGACTGCTCAATGGCTTCAGGTTGGTAATGCTGTACCACCACGTATGGCAAAGTTGCTTGCTGATGCCAATAAGGAAGGGAACTAATGAAAAGAGATGAGAATCAAGAGACAAAGCGTGACAAGGCAAAACCTGTCAAAAACTCTGGCAGGGGCTTTAGAAAGGGAGATGCGACTTTTCATCGTTTCCTCCTTGACTATAAGCATAATGGTAAGTCTTTCACTCTTACAAGGGCTGCTTGGATAAAGCATAGAAAAGATGCTTGGAACAGTCAGTACAGATATCCATGCATGTCTGTTGTTTTAGGTGAAGATTCAGATACTAAAGTTGCTATAATAGACTGGGAAGTTTTTAAGGAGTTGATCAATGACTCAGATTACGAATGAGCAACTTTATTCAACAGCGTTTTATTATGCCGTTGGGATTATATCTGGATTCCCATACTACGAAGATATGGATGTGAGTGATATCATATCGGATATACTTCAGCGTGCTAGGGATATAATCATACAGGAGAATGAAATGTATGAGGCGGGTTGAGAAGCACGGTATTTTAGGTTGGGCCGCTACAGCGGTTGTTGTGATTGCATATGATTATTGGGCTATGAATAGTCATCATCAAACGATGTCTAACGCATTTAAGAATGGGCTTTTTAGGAAAAGTACATTTCTTCCAACACTTGTTGGTTGGGCAATTCTGACATGGCATTTATTTCATCCGCCATCATTAAGGAAGACAGATCTTTTTTCGCTAATACTAGATAGGAAAATAGTTGAGTAGATTTTTTATAGATGTAGATACAATTTCCAACCTTATGGGTGACAAATCTGAAGAATTTGTCAAATGCATGGAAATCGTTCAAGACATTATTGACAGACCTGAACACTATGTTGGTGGTCAAGCAATCAGATATGCAAACCAACTTGCAGCATACAGAACAATGATGATTGTTAAGTCACAAATGTACAAGCGCAGATCTAACTTGATGGATGAGGAAGACAAGTTTGCTAATGACATTTGGAGAACGATGTATGAAGCTCTAAGTGAAAACATTAATGTTCTTAAACTATCAGCAAGGAATGGTATGCAATGAAAGCACTTGACGCTTTAAAGAATAAGACTGAGACAAAGAAGGCCGTGGTTGAGAGCGAACCATTGAGCGGTTCCGATCTTGAAGGTATGCTCTGTGATTCGATAGATATTCATCTTGCAAAGAGAAATGAACCAATATACAAGAAGGTTGATTTCTTTAGGCCAAGTTCTACCAATCAATGTGCTAGATACTGGTACTACATGTTTGACGGAATCGAGTATACTCCATCCTTTAGTCCTCAGACATATCGTATTTTTGATAATGGTCATGCTGTTCATGACCGGCTTTATTCTTATTTTAGGGATATGGGTATTCTTGTCGCAGAAGAGTTACCGGTAAGTAACGAAGATCCTCCAATTCAGGGTACTGCTGATGGTATAATTGATCTTGATGGTCATAAACTTATCGAGCTCAAGTCTATCTCAGCAGAAGGATTCCAATACAGACAATTGTCACACAAGCCCTCAGATGATCATGTACGTCAAGCCAATCTCTACATGCATTGTTTAAACTTAGATAGCGGTTTCGTTATCTACGAGAACAAGAATAATCAGCAAATTCTACCCATCTACATAGAACGAGACGATGCTTTCTTAGAAAAGTTGTTTAAGAAGTATCGTAGGATTTATAAGGCTGTCCTAGATAAGGAGAAGCCTGATCGTCCTTACAAGAGGACATCAAAGCATTGCGCTAGTTGCGATCTGGCAGCGCATTGCTGGTCGGAGAACGATATTGAACAGGAGTACGAACCATTTTGAAGCTGTTTCCTGCAAAAATGAGGAGTGTAGAAAGCAATTCATCCCAAAGACGTACAACGCGATCTTTTGCTCCTCTGATTGCAGGAGAGTTGTTACCAACAAGAGGCTTTTACAAAACTACTATAAGAATAAAGAGAAGAAAAATTCTAGAAGGATTTGTGATACTTCAGGCTGTGACACTATTCTTTCTTCTTACAATAAAGAAGAAATATGTGAAGCTTGCAAGAGAGAAAGATACATAAAAAGACTTGTCTCTTGGGGCTGGGATGAAAGGAGCCTTAGAGATGAGTATCGCTAAGTTAGTTAACACAGTTAAGTCAACAAGAATAATTTCCATAGATCCGTCTTCAAATTCTTTGGCTTGGTGCGTTGTGGACTTGGCTAAAAATTCTTTTACTGTGGTTGCCTCTGGTAAGATTGATTTTTCTGATAAGAAAGAGATTCATAACAAATTTAGAGCAATACGCTCCGGTCTTCATTCGATCTGGGAAGATTATCTTTTTAAAGATGCGGTTATTGAACAATCTGTCTATATTCAAAATTTTCAATCAAGCAGGATCATCTCTTATATAATTGGATACTCTTGGGGTACATTAGATGAATATTGTAACAGTGTTTGTGATATCAATCCTTTGATATGGAAGAACAGGATTGGTTACAAAAACATCTCTAAACAAGATAAACTTGAGATGCAAAAGCAATTTGGCTCTAAAGGTCTACAAGCACGATTAACTAGAGAAAGAAAAGATCGTGTTAAAAAGATTATTGAGTTCAAGTCCGGTTTCAGCACAGAAGATGATGACATAAACGACGCAATCGGCATTGCTTTGTGGTATTATCTAGACCGTGGGTATGGAGCCGTATAAGGATAAAAAAGTTAAATGGTGTAATGATTGTGAAGCACTTAAGAATGAGAGAGCGTGGAAGTTTAGAAAAAATTCAATCTGAAATTAATAAATGTGAAATTGTTTGTGCAAACTGTCATTTTATAAGAACTTTTAAGAGATCTAATGCATGGAAACATAGATATTACCAGGAGGTGATATGATGGCTATGGAGCCATACAAAAGATAAAAACTGGTTATACGAGCACTATGTCAAAAAGCGGATGAACCTTACTGACATCTGCAAGCGGCTCAAAGAAAGTTACAATATTGAAGTTACCCCTCAGGCAGTTTATAACTGGGTTAAAAAGTATGATTTGCTGAAATATCGGGGTAAGGGTCGCAATCTCTCTAGCACCAGTATGAGGAGGCCAAAATCTCCAATGCAGGAGCAAGTTGAAAGAAAGCGTCGTGAGATGAGAAAACTCAATCAAGCAAGAAAGAATGGTAGAAAGCCTTGAGAAGATCTGTAAATACAAAAGATATTAATACATTCGCTAAGTTAGACATGGTTTACAACCAAGTTCGTTTACTTGAAGCTCAGCAGAATGAGACAGAGTATAAGTGCTTGGGTTCAGGTAAATGTTGCTCTATTGGTCTGACTATTCATATGGCTGAGTGTGCCCACATAGCATTTAGGCTACGTCAGCAATACTATCTTTACCTTGAAGATAAGGGTAGGGCTTATGCTGATGAGTGGATGGATGAAGTTGTTTCTTCTCTGAAGGAAGCCATGTTTGATGAGACATGGCAGATTGGCGGAGAGACAGAGCGTAAATGTGTATTTTACAAGGGTGGATGTACTATCTACGGATACCGCCCGATGGTATGCCGTACTTTTGGCACCATTACAACCGTAGATGATTATTGCCCAAGAATTCGCAATGCATATGGGAGCATTGATTATTACTCCGGTCCTGCGGTGAAAAAGATTATCACATCCTTTCAGGATCTTTTAAAGGAGTACGTAACGGGCAAAGACGAGGGGTATGACGTTGTTGTCTACATGCCTCTTGGTGTTCTTTCATTCCTACTATCACCAGAGGAACTGGAAGAACTGGAGCGGATGACCGACCCTAAGTTTTGGAAGGCTGTTGATGGCTGGGTTAACTATAGGGT